ACTCCTGGTCTTACTATTATGGCAGGTCCGTCCAAGCACTTTAAGTCTGCCTTTTCTCTCCTTATGGCAGCAGCGTATCTAAAGAAATATCCAGAAAGTGTTCTTTTGTTCTATGACTCAGAGTTCGGTACTCCTCAGGGTTATTTTGATTCTTTCGGCATCGATATGAAGCGTGTGCTACATACGCCGATCACGGATGTCGAAGAGCTCAAGTTTGATATCATGAAGCAGCTAGGTGATATTGGTCGTGATGATAAGGTCGTCATCATCTTGGATTCCATGGGTAACCTTGCATCCAAGAAAGAAGTCGAAGATGCGGAAGCAGGCAAGTCAGTCGCAGACATGTCTCGTGCTAAAGCATTCAAGTCATTGTTCCGAATGGTGACACCTCACTTGACTCTCAAAGATATTCCTTTGATTGTAGTCAATCATACATATAAGGAAATCGGATTGTATCCCAAGGATATCGTCGGTGGTGGTACAGGAGTTTATTATTCGGCAGATACGATCTGGATACTTGGTCGCCAACAGGATAAGGACGCAGATGGAATTACCGGATACAGATTTATCATCAATGTGGAGAAATCCCGTTTCGTTAAAGAAAAGTCTAAGATACCTATCACAGTTAGCTACGAGGGCGGGATCCAGAAGTGGTCAGGGCTACTCGATCTCGCTATTGAAGGTGGTTATATGGTTAAACCTTCTAATGGTTGGTATCAGTTGGTTGATCGTACAACTGGTGAAGTAGTTGGTAACAAGATGCGCATTGCTGATATCGAAGATAACGGTGAGCTGTGGAAAAGCATGCTGGCGCTGACAGATTTTGCTGAATTTATCAAGCATAAATATACACTCGTCAGCGGCAATCTTATTTCTAGTGAGGATGCTGATGGATGATAAAACACTCACTGAATCTTTATCAGACATCTCTACTTTATTTAAAGAAGCATCAGCTCAGTATGATCAGAAAGCTGAAGAATATTGGAAGAGCCTTCCATATGAAGACCAACTACATGCCTTCTACATCGTTACCAAGCGTATTCACCAAGGGGACATCGTGGAAAAAGGATCTTATCGATATGTTCTCTATGATACTTTCGGCTTTGATTTTGATAGCTATATTGTTGGTATGGATAGTGGGTATCTTGATATCCATAACGGCTTGGTAGAAAAATGAATTGGTCAGTCAGAGTGCTTTATGGATACAAAAAATGGGTGATAATATTTAATCCTTTCGGTAATTGGTTTTATTGGAATGAATCTAGATTACATTATACTTCTTGGAAAATAGGTCCTATCATGGTGAAAAGGTATTGGTGTTAAATGAAAATTGACATAAAACCACCTAACAATTATATTGGTCCTTATCAAATTGCAGACATAATTTTTTTCTGGGTAGAAAAATATCCTGATAATGAATTGCTGCATTTACGATGGGATCACAGGTTTCATGATCGTTTTGGTATCTGGTTAGCCAATACCTGGGTCAGGAATTTTTGCCAATGGATCGAAAACAAAAGAAAACGTAATATCAAAATCCGTATCGATTATCACGACACATGGAGCATGGATTATACTCTTGCGTTTATTATCCATCCTATGCTAACTCAGTTAAAAAAAACCAAACACGGATATCCTAATACAGATCCCCTAGATGTTCCTCATATCGGTGAAGGAACAAGAGAGAATACATATGATTTTGATTCTAACGCTGAACAGCGTTGGGATTGGATACTAGATGAAATGATTTGGGCATTTTCGCAAGTTATCGATGAGGATGCAGAAGATCAATTTCATTCAGGTGTACGCGACATACAATCTAAAGAGATTGACGTAAATGGTAAGAAGATGTTTAAGATGGTAAAGGGACCTAACGACACTCACGTTTTTGATGCAGAAAGATGGGGAGCTTGGTATGCTAGAAAAACTAACGGCTTCAAACTATTCGGCAAATATTACGATTGCTTGTGGGATTGAACATAATTATTCTGTAGACAGCTTGAAAAGAGCTGCTTTTGTTGATGAGATTAATAATGTGTTAAAAGTTAACAATCATATCGATCAAATTAGCATAATATATTATCTTGAGAATAGAATTAAAGAAATAGACAAAAAGTACAAGTGATACCATTTAATGGACCTGTAGCCAAGTGGTTAAGGCTCTCGCCTCATAAGCGAGCGATCATAGGTTCAAATCCTATCAGGTCCACCAATTATATAAAAGATAAATACCTTCATGGAAGAAAAATACAATATTATACCAGAAATAATTATGCAATTATCTGCACAAACTGCAACTGAATTAGGCGAATCAAATAATTCTTTTAATCGTATGATTATTGCTGCAAAACAATTCAAAATGGCTGGAATGACTCCAGTTTTTTTGTTTGATAAGACAACACATGATGTTTTATGTGTTGCTGAAGAAACTTTTGGGAAAAGGTTAAATTAATTAACAAAAATTCCTAAAAAGTTTAAGACAACAGTCTGTTCTCACAACTGTTACTACTATATAATAATGCATGCCATTATGGGTGCATCATCTTACAACTCTCGCTAATTATAGGAGAATAACTATGACAAATAACGATATTTTTTCTTTTAACACTTCTAATTTTGACAAATTTTTTGTCGGTGCTGATAAAATGTTAGAAATTCTATCAAAAGCACATGTCGCAGCTGCTAAAACTATTCCTGGATTTCCCCCATATAATATTGTAAAAGTAGATGACAACAAGTATGTTATTGAAATGGCTGTTGCTGGATTCAGTAAAAATAATCTAGAAATCGAATTGGCCAATAATGTTTTAACCGTAAAAGGTGGATGTTATCCAGCAAATGAAACAACCGAAGAACCTGAAAATATAATTTCATATATCTACAAGGGTATTGCTGATCGAGCTTTTACTCGTAAATTTACACTTGCAGACACTGTAGAAATCAAAAATGCAGATCTTATCAATGGTATGTTGAAGATTTGGCTCGAGGCAATCATTCCTGATTCTAAGAAGCCCAAGAAGGTTGATATCAACGAACCTTCTTCTCCAACTGTGAAAACAGAAAAGAGCTTTTTAGCAGAAGGGAGCAAATAAATGACAATGATCATCGATAACTTTGTGAAATGGTATTCGCAGAAAATCAAGGAATCTAACACTCGTAAAGAACTAGAAATGCTTTCAGATAAAGAGCTATCTGATATTGGCATTTCTCGCTGTGATATCGAGCGTGTTTCTAAAGGAGGGGCTCGAAGATGGTAACTCCTGGATGGCCAGAAATAGAGAAATAAAGTAAATAGATAAAAAAATAAGTAAAGGGGAATTTTTTCCCTTTACTTTTGTCAAAAAATGTAGTATAATAAATGTGTAATTAGGAATCTTATTATGACTATGCATCTTCTTCCTTCGTTTTATACTACAACAGTTTTTTCAAGAAAACTTAAAAACAAACCTAAAACATTGTCTCAGTTAACCCACGAGAAATGGTTAAGAGAAAAAGGTCTCAGTTTAACACAAATAAAATATAAGAAAATTGTTGACAAAAATTGGAGTAAAGAATACTCAGATACTTTAAAAGTTGAGCAGAAATATCAATCATCAGAAATGTCAGGATCAAAATATTCTTGTTCAAAACGTGGCATAATGACTAACCTCCACAAAGAACCAGATCATGTCCGTAAAGAAATTTTAAGAAAAGCTAGTCTTTGTATGCCTCTTTACAATAAAGGTGGGTTACAGTATGCAACACCTGATACTGATCTTACAACTGTTGGAACAAAATCTAGGAGAGGATAAATGATTATAATGAATAAAAATAAACTGTTGACTAAAGTTGGTGAACAGGTTACAATATACTTGTATGATAATGGTTTTATGGTAGAAGTGGCAGGAAAAGATTTAAATGATGATTGGAAAACTGTTAAACATGTTTGCCTCAATGAAAACGAATTATTCGAAACCATCAGAAAATACATCACAATGGAAAGAGAATAATAATAGAATAGCAAGGGTTCAAGTGCAAGATCAATCTGGTATGTGGCGCGATACAGCAACCACTATACAAGATTCTCAAGTATATCTTGCCCGAATGCAAGAAGCTACACAAAATTATCCAGGTATGCGTGTGCGTACTGTTGATGATAATGGTAGATTGTTAGATATGCTCTAACAAGTTTAAGACTAAAATAGTTATATTTTTAATATGGAGAGTAAAAAAATGAAGAATAAAACAGATCGTGTATTCAAGGCACTTGTCATTGATGGTGAAGAACTTACTGCCAAGCAAATCTCTAAGAGATTTAATGTGTCTAACCCACACGATTCTGTCTATCAGATTCGTATGCAAGGTTATCCAATTTACTTGAATAAGCATAAGAATCTAAAGGGACAGATTAAGAATAAGTATCGTTTTGGTACTGCTTCACGAAAGATTATTGCTGCTGGTTATAAGGCACTTGCATCAGGCGCTGCATAATTCTTATAAATATTTGATATGTGATATTGTGAATATCCTCCCTGTGACAAACAGGGAGGATATATTGTTAGGCAGACCCACTTGGGCTTCATGTTCAATATAATCTGCCACCGCCATATACGAAACGTGGGATGGGCTGTATATGCGGGGTTTGTTAGTTTTCCTGACACAAGAAAAACTAACACTCATAAAGGAATTTACTAAACATGGCCAATGAACCAGTATCATTAACAGAGACAGCTAGAAGTTACTTGATAGATTCATGTGTCAAGGCAGACAAACCTGGAATTAAAATTCAAGTGAAGGGTGGAGGTTGTGCTGGATTCAGCTACGATTATAACTTCTTAGATGAAGCCATCAAACCTTTTGATGGAGTTATTGATCTAAATGATGATAAAAAATTAGTGGTCGACGGAATGAGCCTTATGTATGTGATAGGTACAGTCCTTGACTATGAACAGAAATTAGG